AACGATCGCTGAAAAATCTTTTTCTACGACTGCAACGCCTGGAGATAATTGGAAAGGCATTGTAATTCTCCTTGTTAATAAGTTTTACTTTTAGACAGAAATCTTGTCTACCATTTATTTAGTTTTTATTGGTTTTCTCAAAAATTCAAAGGGTCTTTTTCGCCATTTCCATCATCATAGAACCCGAAGGGAGTAAGTTCATCTTCAATCGCTTGAATCTGCTTCTCATACATAATAGTTCTTAGGTTTATGTTATTTAGGTCTTTAAAATACGGCTGAGTTGTTAACCAACCGAAAAGAACTAAAGGCATAACCAAGTCATCATGATACCCCTCATCTGCTTCATAAGATCCTTTTTTCTCAATAAAAGTAGAGATTTCAGAAATCGTATCCGCATCAGTGATTAATAGTTTATTCTCTTCGACTAAAGATTTGAAGTTATGACACCCAATTCGTTTAATCTTTTTATCGGTATTGACCCCAAGTTGAGTTTTACCTCCACCGAAGCCAGCGCCGACATACTGCCCATTTGTGTGACGATTAACAAACAAAATATTCTCGTATTCTAGTTCATTATACAAGATATGGGCAACTTGTTCGCTTACGTTTATCTCTAGCAAGAGATACGCTTCATTATATTCTTTACCTATTTTGTATAGGATGTTAGGATATAACAAAGGACTAATGTTGTTACTTCTATATTTTGCAACAACACGATATGGAGACTCAGTAATATCAATCACTTGGAATGCTGAATAGTCACCACCAACACCTTTGGCTACGTCAGCCACCAAACAATATGTATGTCCAGCGGATGGTCTAACGTAAACATCTAATCCATCTTTCTCATGGATTCTTGGATCTATTGGCATCTTAGCAATAACGTCTGCCGAGATTAAAGTTAAACTAGAACCAAGGAATTTACACGCAACCTCTTGGTTATATTTAAGTTCACCAAGCATTGCTTTCTGCTCAGCTGCCCACTTTTCATCACGACCTGGAATTTCCCAATAAGGAATAAACAATGGTGTGAATCCATTACGACCATTCTCAGCATCATTCCAGAATTTCCAGAAGTGATTATAACCAAGTGGCGTAGAACTCAGTAGAATCTTTGTTGTTTCACCAGCAGAAATCGTTGGGTAAACTGAAGTAAAGAATTCTTCTGCTACGTTGTTTGGAATAATTGCAGCCTCATCAACGTATAACATATTAACAGACTTACCACGAATACCAGAAGTAGATGTGGCAGCAGTAAAAACTTTTGAACCATTTTCTAATTCGATGTCACCTTTGTTCCAAGTAGTGACACCTTGTTGCATCCATAGTGGTAGCAACTCGTACATAGTTTGATAACGATCTAATACTTCTCTTGCAGCAGTTGCTTTGTTTGCCAAGATCGCTACGGTTTTACTCGCTTGGAATAAAGTATACCATAAGATATATGCGGCAGAGGTAGTTGTCTTACCTTGTTGACGACCCTCCATAAGAATGATACGTCTGTTATTATGCATAACATGTAACTTATTCTTCTGGCATTCATATAACTTAAACAGCTGTAAACCATGATCAAGAGTAACAATATAACAATAATGCTCAATAAAGTAAATATAATCTTGGGAACACTTTATATACTCTTGAATGTTCTCTGGAGTAAAATCAACAACAACACCAGCAGCTTTTAAGTTCGAATTCGAATTATATATTTCAGCCAATTATAATCCTTCGCCAGACCACTGTTCCGAAGTAACTGTTACGGTAGTAATATCACCTTGAGCCACATATACTCTGTTTGCGCCAGTTGATTCATTTTGTCCGATGTTGGCATTAACTTCAGTAATAATACCTTGACCAGAAACTGGACCAAATAAGTTTAGTTTCATTTGGAAATTTAGTGTATGAGTAACGAACCTTCTATCTTGAAAGTTACCATCATACTCATCAACAACACTTACGCTTTCTAGAATAATAGGAACGTCCATTGTAATGCCCATCTCAGGAACTACGTTAACTGCCAAGGTATATTCTGGAGTAAACGTGGGCAGAATTTGCTCAATAATTTGTAGACCATCTTCTTGAGTTTTTGTCAAGATATAAAGTGAGATATCCACGTTGTATGGAACTGGAGTATATACTGTTGGCTTTGTGCTATTATCTGCATCAGTTTTAATTTGTTGCATACGATTCAACTTACGAGAAGAATCATATTGATAACTATTAATTTCAAAAGACATTCTTGGCAAAGAAATCATAGTTACGTTGTTTTCTAAATCAGGCTGCTGATCTAAACGAACTAACCATTTTTCTTTTGGTGCGTAAGAAAGTGGAACTTGTAAACGCTGAATAGTAGTACCAGAAACAGAGTCGCCTTGCTTGCGGTCGATATAAATGTCGCTGAATAAACGACCAAAAGCCACAATGGCTTTTCTTATAGAGCCATGGTAATAAACATTTCCATTAAGCATTGTTTATTTCTCCAAATGGATTCTGTTCATCAAAGTTAATGACATCAGTAGCTGCATCTTTAAATGAGTCATTTTCACCAAAGCCATCAGAAGATTTCTTAATATCAATATCAAGTGTACAAGTTGCTGCAGCACCAGTACCACCACCACCGACAAAAGTAACAACTGGGGCAGTTTGATAACCAGTACCAGCATTAGTGATAGTTATCCCAGTAATCTTATTAAGGTTAGTTCCTGAAGTTCCTCTGATTGCTGTTGCAGTTGCGCCAAAACCAGTAGAACTTATAAGGGTAACTGTTGGAACAGAAGTATATCCTGAACCACTATTTGTCATTGTAATAGTTGCCACTCTACCGTGAATATTTCTAGTTGTATTAGTGCTGAATGTTTTAAGAGATTCAAAGGTATCAATCTTAGCGATACCTGTATCGATTCTTTCTGAAGAGTACTGAAACAATTCAACTTGTAGTTTGTAAACATATAGTTTACCAAGTTGATAGAATGGATCTTGATGTTGAACGAATTTAAGTTCAAACATACTACCAGTAAGCGGGAAGTAAATTAAATCGCCTTCATTCGGACGAGAAGGAATTTGAGTTTGACCATAACGACCAACCAACTGTTCCCAGCGTCTACGAGCAACTACTAGAGTTGCAGATTGTTCAATCATCAAACCGAACTTCTGAATAAACGCACCTTGACCACTAAATGAGTCTACGTTCTCAAAATACATTTCAATAGGAAATGCAGTTTTAAATTGAGAAAGACGATCTTCACCTAGAACATTATCCTTAGATACTAAAGATCTTGGAATGTAGAATATTTCATTACCATAAATCTTTAGCGATTCAATGATAATATCTTCAATCAGGTGCTGTTCGTTTTTAGTTCCCTGAGAAAAATATACATTTGTTGTAGACATTTTATCCTAAGAAGAATTCTAGCGGAGCAGATTTATTTTGCAGTTCGTCTTCTAAGATTTGAATTTCATTCATGGCTTCAGCATATAACTTATCGCCATCTAATGTTACGCCACCTGGAAGTTGAAGACCTGTAAATTTCTTAAGGTTAGTGCCCCATTGACGTTTGAATTGAGCAGTAGTATAACGCTTGATCCAGTTCTCATTCCATACTTTGAAGAACTCAGTTGGATCTAAAGCACGATATGCTTGAACGATAATATAATCGCCGAACTGAACGTCAGTTGCCCAGTTAATATCTAGATACAAACGATTTTGTAAGCGATTAAAACGATATAATGTATGACCATTTAATTCTAAATCTAATAGAGCCAAATGTGACATAACAGTTTTATAATAAATGATTGATGTAGAAGTTAAATCATACAAGTCATTTAAGCGTAATTGATATTGCAAGTCAAAGATATTCTTTGAAGAAGATGCCATACCAATAGATAAAACTTTCTGAACACCATAAACTGAGTCAGGGATGTCTACGTATTTCTTATCGTACTCACCAAGAACGCAAGGAGTACCTGAACCAAGAGTTGCAGTAATTGCACCACTGGTAATAGTTTCACCAGCAACAAAAGTACCGACTACATTCTTAACAAGCAAAGTATTACCAGAAGAAATTGTATCATTCTCTCTAGTAACAGTTGCTGTTGCACCAGAAGTTGCACCAACAACAGGTTGTTCTAAACCAAATGAAGCAGCATTACCTGTGGTAATAGTTAGTCTAGATGCTTTAATTTGGCACTTAAGATAAATCTGTTCGATACCTTCATAGTGATAAAGACGCCAGTAATCCAGCACCTGATCAATACGATCTTCTAACTGGTCATCATCTACGTTTATCTCCAGTACTGGAGCACCTAGATCTCTGAGGCAGTATTGCTTTAGACCTTCTCTACTTGTTGGGATAGCCATTTGTTATCCTTATACCACAATCATTGATACCATACCTTTTACGGTGGCAGTACCAGATGCAGCAGTTACTAGTAGTCTAACATTTCCGCCAGAAATATCAAACGCATAAGTTGTATTCTGAGTACCTGTTCCAATTTCAACGTCGTCAATGTAAGCATCACTTTGTACAGCAGTTGTGTCATCATGAACAACTAATACTTTAACAATTTTATAGAATGTTCCATTTGTAATTTGGAAAACATAAGACGCTGAACGATAAGTTGCAACAGCAAAACTATGAACAGCAGTGGCAGTAGTAATACTTCCTACGTTAAATGTAGTTTCATAAACAAGAGAGTTATTATTCTGAGTACCAGTTACAACTGGACTTGTTAATGATTTATTAGTAAGAGTATCAGTAGTTGCTTTACCAACCAAAGTATCAGTAGCTGCAGGTAAAGTTAGGGTATTTGTTCCAGCGATTGCAGTGGCAGTTACCGTGATAGTTCCTGATGTAGAACCATTCATTAATATATTTTTACCAGTCGCTAATGCTAGATTTTCAGAAGATGTCCAAGCAGTAGTAGAATTAACCCAGTTAAATGTTTTATCAGTTGCACCCTTCAGAGTAATACCACCACCATCTGCAGTAGTATTAGTTGGTGATGCAATAGAACCTAGTTCAATATTTTTATCGTCTACAGTTAGTGTAGTTGAGTTTACAGTAGTCGTAGTACCATTAACTGTAAGGTTACCAGTAATAACAACTTCAGCATTATTAATCGTAGCAGTACCAGTCGCTGCACCAATAGAAAGAGTAGTTGCTGCACCACCTATGTTAAGAGTAGTGGCAACAGTATTAAATAAGTTTTGAGTAGTTTGAGTACCAAGAACAGTACCAGTAGCTTCTAGTAAACGAGTTCTATTCATACCAGCAACTTTAACTGCTGCAGTACCAGCTGCGTCTTCAGCAAAGAATTCTAATTCGCCATTAGAAGCACCAGCAGAAGTTTCTGCTTGGATATATGTAAACTTATCTACAGAAGATACACCACCAAGCGAAGACCAAGAACCTGAAGAATAACCTTCAAAACCAACTGTAGTAGTATTATAACGAACCATACCAGTCGCAGGAGAAGCTGGACGCTGAGCAGTATTACCAACTGGTAAAACCCAGTGACTAGTGCCAGTTGCAGTTAGAATATTAAGACCAGTAAAGGAAGTAACAGTTGCACCAAGAGCAACAGCAGTAGAACCGATAGTAACTTGACCAGCTGCCCAAGTAGGAGCATAACCAGCACCAGCTGATTGTAAAAACGTACCTGATGCACCAGCAGTAATGAAAGTAGATAAACCAGTGTCAGACTGAATAATCAACTGACCAGCAGAACCACCCGCAATGTTAGTAGCAGTAACAGCAGTAGTGGCAACACCAGTAGTTAACGAGGAAGCATTAACCCAAACTGGAGAACCTGTACCACCAGAAATTAGAACCTGACCAGAAGTACCTGCAGCAGAAAGACCTAAACCAGAAGCACCAGAATAAGCAACCGCACCCTGAACAGCAGACAATGATGAACCAGTACCGCCATATGCTAGAGCAACCGCATTACCAGTCCACACAGAACCAGTACTAAATGTTTTATTCAGCGCAGTTTGAGCAGTAGTGGTATTCATCATAATAGATGCACCACCGCCAGTCACACCATCGTGAAGTCGTAATGTTTTTACATCAGTATCGACAGAAATCTCACCATTTGCTCCAGTAAACGCATTGTTCTGGGTAGTAGTTCCTCGTCTAAATTGTACTTGGGTTGCCATTTTGAATTTCCTCTATTTTTGTATATTTATGCTTGCGCTTCAGACCAGAATAAGTTTACTGAAACAGTTGCTGCATTGGTTGAAGAAAGATTTCTAACAACAACTGCTAAAACGTCTGGACCATCAGGATAGTTAGAATACCCACCAATAGCAGAGTTTGTTAGTTCTTTCAACTGTGATAAGTCAATCTCAGCGAAACCATTTGGTTGACCAAGAGTTGAAAAGTTTTGTTCTCCTGGCGTTGCAGCAGTTGAAGTGCTGGTAGAAATCTGAGCAAACGAAGGTTGTGAACCAAGCGCAGTAGTATTAACAGCAGTCCATGTTAATGAAGACGCATCAATATTACCTGGATTCAAAATACCATATACCTGCACAGACTGGTCAGACTGAACTTGTAGTTTTTGTAGCAACAGTTGAGAACGATTAATAAGATCTCGATCGCCGAAATTACCAGCAATTGAGTTAGAAACAGAAGGTGCTAAACGTAAAAAGAATTGTGTTTCAGAACTACTAGCTGCAATACTATTACCGATACCAGCATAGTTAAAGTAATAACCACGATCCGAATCGAAACCACCATCCATAATATAAGAAGAACCCCAGTGGTTGACAATAGGTGCGCAAGTACAAGTAATTAAGGTTACCGCATTAAATCCATTACCAACAGAATGACTTGCTGCTACACCACCAGAGAATGTCTTAGTAGAACCACCAACGAACATCGTAAACGATGCGCCACGAGTGCAACCAGTTAAAGTATTTCCAGTCTTACCAGTGTAGGTAATATATTCATGATCGATAAGAACAGTACCACCAGTAGCTGGGAAACGAGAAGCGTCATTTAATACAATTGAAGTAACAGAACTATTCATTGTAGTTGCTAAACGATCTCGAGCAGATTCATTAATCGCTTGGTAGCGAACTGCACTGTTACCAGTACGCATATACGCTTCATCATTTACGTTGTTCTGTTTCATACGATGAACTGGAATCATATTACCGTCTGGACCACGAAGCATGAAGTCAATAAAACCCGCACCATACCAAGAGAACGAGATACCCAACATCTGCATTTTATTCAAGTTAACTGCATATCCAGAAATACCAGTACCATCAATCTTATCAAAGTTAAATTGAGATTGCGGGATACGAGTATCAATAACCTGTGCAATTTTAATACCTGAAGAATTATTAACACCACGATACTCTGGATTAATAGTCATGGTAGTATCATCAGTGATAGAACCAACACGATATGTCATACCACGAATAACGATTGAGTCGCCAGCTTTTAATTGCTGAGTAAATCGAGTTGATGAACCAGTAATTGATTGAGATCCAGCTGTAACAGAAATAAACCCTGACAACTGATAAGTTGCTGAACGCTTAACAACTGCTAATTCTTGTCCATCATATTCCCAGAATAGTCCGTTTTGATCATCAAACGCACCAACACGAGTTGATGCGCCGATCCAATTTTTAACAGTAACACGTGGTAAGTTAGTAATAACAGCAGAAGTGCTACCAAGAACAGCTTGAGCAGAAACTGTAAATGTAGACTCATTAACAATAGAAACTACACCATAGATACCATTATAACCACTAGTAACAACACCTGCAATTTCAACAGTACAACCAGCTTGTAAACCATGGTCAATTTCAGTTGATACTGTTATGACTGAACCAACAGTAGTAGCTGCAGCAGAAATTTGGTCAAGGTTTAGAACTGGATTAAACAAAACACCAGAAGTCCAAAGGATACCTTTACCAGATTGGTAACGCATATATTTTTTAGTCTGACGAGAAACAGATGCACCATGAGAAGGTAGGAATGTACCTAAGTTAACACCACCATCAAATGGTCTGTGTTGAACGAACGCATCAGAACGAGTATAAGTTGTAGCAACAATGCTAGAATTTTGAACAGCACCGCCAACTCTGGCAGTGAACGTAAATGTATTTGCAGTTGGCACAGACTCAATAAAGAAGTTACCACCCATCAATTCATGGTAAGTGCCAGTAGAAGTAACTACGTTAACAATTGGAGATCCTGCAACTAAACCATGATTTGCTGAACAAGTTACCGTAATAACAGAAGGCGAAGCTGCGTTAGAAGTATAGCCAGTAATTGGTAAACCAGAACCAGCATAGAAACCACCACGACGTGCGTAAGTAGATTGATTATAGACAGAAGTTCCATTAGTTCCTACAATACCTTTAGCAAAGTATGTAAACGTAGTTGAAGAAGGAACAGTATTAATAACAAACGAACCCTCAGAACGAGCAGCGTTAGATACACCTGCGCAACCGAAGATAATAACTGGGTTAGCAACAGAAAGTCCGTGAGCCTGTGAACAAGTAACAGTCATAACAGATGGATTACCACCATCTGATGTGATATCAGTAATAAACAAGTCAAGACCTGGCTTTTCGTAGATACCTGGAATACCACGGATATCGGTATAGTTCTGCCACTTAGTAGGCTGTAAACCATATTCAAAGTCAGCGTCAATTAATGATTGTGGATTAGCAACACGTTGACGTTCAATAGCATCAACACCGAAGCCATATGGACGAACAATATTACCAACATATTTTGGAGCATCAGAGTAAATGGCAAGTTTATCATCCGCCAACATTGTTGATGTATCTGCTGCAAAAGTTACAGTAGTTACACCGACTTGTTCAGAGTACTGAGAAGTACCACCCATAAAAGTAGTATCAGTAGCATCATAAGAAATTGTACCATTCTTTGTTGGGTCACCAATAGCATAGATGTTTGTTTGCTGAGTTTTGTTAGCAATAATCAAAAGCTGAGTTAAGTCAACTTTACCAGGAAACTTAACAGTTCCTGATCCCGCTACGTTTGGTGAGAAAATATATTTTTCAACTAACTGACGTGCCATTTTATATCCTTAGAATCCGAAAATAATTGAGTAACCAAGATAATCTGATTTTACAGATTGGTCAAGGTTAGAAATAGAGACAATACCGTCTAATCGCAATACACCGCAATCATATGATAGTGGACTTGTGCCACCGACAGCACCGAGATCTTCTGTTGCAATAATATTGGAGTCATATACATAACCAAGATCTGACGTTGCTTGCGCTGCGAAAACCGCAGAAGAACCTGAAGTACCAGTGTATCCAATTGAGATACCACCACTGGTATTAGTGATCTGAATATATGAACCAGCAGTAATACGGTTCATGGTAAATCCGTTTGAGGAATTACCAATTAGAATTTGACCAATCTCTGGCAGAGTTGTTTGACCAGTACCACCCTGAGCAATACCTAATTGAGTAGTAAGAGTTAAAGAACTTAGAGTTGTTGCACCAGCACTTAGTGTGCCAGTTAAAGCAGTATTACCAGTAACACCTAATGTTCCGCCAATAGTTGTATTACCAGTAATCCCCATAGTTGAGGAGAATGTACCTGTCGTGCCAGTAATTCCAGCTGCAACAATATTCGCAAGAGTTCCAGTAATTACTTCAGAAGTATTGGTAGTGTTTAATAAAAAACGAATATCACCAGTTGCTTGTTTGTAACCAATAAATCCATATCTGTTAGCACTAGAATAATAATTGAATTCTAGACCACGATCTTTACTATCATTAGTAGTTAATACAGCACCACCAGTTCCAGTACCAATTCTAATAATTGGATCAACAATAGTAGTTACTGTTGAGTTAATCGTTTGAGTAGTACCATTAAGTGTAATATTTCCAGTTACAGTTAATGATCCACTAATTGTTGTATTACCAGTAACACCTAATGTTCCGCCAACAGTTGTATCGCCAGTAACACCTAATGTTCCGCCAACAGTTGCATTACCAGTTAGTGCTAATGTTGCGCCAGTAAAACCACCTGCTCCAAGCGCAAGACTAGAACCTGAGATTATGTTTGTTAGATTTGCGCGAAGAGTCTGATGACCACCAGCAGTAGAACCATCATGAACACGCAACGAATTATTAGTTGTGTCAAGTGTAAGTTCTCCCGCAGCACCAGTAAAGGTGTTATGTTGGGTAGCTGTGCCACGTCTAACTTGTAATTGAATTGCCATGTATTATTCTCTTATACTATTGAACCATGATCTTGCATGGTCATAACTGTTTCAGTGATATACCCAAAATCGTAAGGAACTACACCTGCTGCAGTAGAGCCACTAGCACCGATAACATCAACAGTACCATCTCCTGCAACAGATAAACCACTACCAATTTTAATACCACCAAGGACTGAAACCGATGCTACTGGAAGAGTATAACTTCCACCGCCACCAGAAACCGTAGTCCACTGAACGCCACTACCAGTCGATGTCAATACTTGACCAGAAGTACCAACGCCACCACCAGCAGTTACTGAACCAGTAATTATTGGACTATTTAGTGTTTTATTAGTTAGTGTTTGAGAACCAGTATTTGTAGTTACAACTGATGTATCTACGGTAATAGTTCCACTTGTGGTAATTGCTCCGCCAGTTGAACTTGTTAATCCAGAACCAACAGAAATTGAAGTTACTGTTCCAGATCCACCACCAGAAGCAGTAGAACTAATAACACCATTACCATCGATAGTGATAGTTGAACCATCAACTTTAACACCACCAACGGCAGAAGTAGTTGCGACTGGTAATCTTGCAGCAGCGATAGTACCAGTAAGATTACTTGCAGCTAAAGAACCAGAAAGAGTCGTTGCACTGAATGTTCCAGTCAACGCTAAAGTAGTTGTTCCTGAATTCCAGTTTAAAGCAGTAAGTGGGCTAACAGCAGTAGTTGAACTTGCATAGTATGTTAAGTTACCAGCAGTACCTGTATTAACAGTTCCTGAACCAGCACCACCGCCACCACCTGTTGAACTAATAATACCAGTGGCAGAATCAATAGTAATAGAAGTTCCATCAACACGAACTGCACCAAGATTAGCTGTAGTTGCTTTTGGTAAGTTAGCAGATTGAATAGTTCCAACGATATTACCAGCAGTAACTGAACCAGCAGATCCAGTAATAGAACCAGTAATTGGATTTGTTACTGTTAAGTTAGTAAGTGTGCCAACAGAAGTTAAACTAGAGTTAGTTACATTTGCAGCTAAAGTGGAACCAGTTAACTGACCAGCTGCTGCAGCACCAACTGCAGCTACGGCAGAAATAACACCATCAGTAATAGTGATAGATGTTCCATCAATCTTAACACCACCAATTGCGCCAGTTGTAGCGATTGGCAATCTAGCAGAACCTAATGTTCCACTAGAAATATTTGAAGCATTTGTTGTATCAGTAGTTGCTGAAGTAGCAAGACCAGTAATTTTACTACCAGCTAAACTTGTAATCCAAGCAGGATTTGAATATGATACTGTTGTATAAACACCATTAGTGACAGAACCAGCATTACCAGTTACCGAACCAGCAATTGGGTTAGTTACAGTAAGGTCAACTAAAGTGCCAACAGAAGTTAGACTAGAATTTACTACGTTAGAAGCAAGAGTAGTTCCTGTTAATGCTGCAGCAGGTGCTTGTAAACCAGATTGAGTAACAGAAATAATACCAGCTGAAATACCAATAGTAGTATTATCAACACGAACGCCACCGATTTGAGTAGAAGAAGCAGTTGCTAAACCAATAGTTCCACTAGTATTAGTAATACCAGAAGTAGCAACTGCTGGAATAATTACACCACCAAGAGTTGTGGTAGTTGTGGCAGGTAATGTATAAGAACTTGTGCCAGTAATTGTTAGTGTGCCAGTACCAGTATTTGTGGTAAGACTGATACCTGTTCCAGCTGCTAGAGTTAGAGTGGCAGTAGAAGAACCAGCAGTAAGAGTTGATTGACCAGCAACAGCAACTGCTGAATATACTGCAGAAGGTATTGTTGGTTTGCCAGATAAATCAGCGTATGCACCACTGAATAGATTTGGCTTATTTGTTAAATCAGAATATGAACCAGTAGTGGCTACCGTGGCAAAAGTAGGTTTTCCAGAAAGACTAGAATATGCACCATCAAAGTTAGCAGAAATTGTTCCAGAAGTTACACTTAAACCACTACCAACAATTACACCACCAAGAGTAGAAGTAGTAGCTTCTGGTAAAGAATACGCAGCAGGCAGAGTTGCCCAAGCAACACCAGTACCTGTTGATTTTAGATATTGATTATTAGTACCAACACCACCACCAGCAGAAAGTGTTCCTGTTAAAACTGAGTTACCAAGAGATGCTGCAGTTAGAGTTTTATTGGTTAATGTTTGACTAGTATTTGTATCTACAAGCTGTTTGCGACTACTACCAGTGCCAACTGTTAATACACCAAATCCAGAATCATAAGCAACAGAGCCTGTTTCAGTTTGAGAAGGTGATGCGGATACAGGTACTACTAATGTACCATTGGTAAGCGAAACTGTACCACCATTAATACTTGGAGTATTAAGAGTAGGACTAGTAAGGGTTTTGTTTGTTAGGGTTTGTGTTGCTGTTAATGTAACTGTTGCAGAGTTATACGCAGCAAAGGATTGGATGATATTATTACTATTTTTGAAATACAGTAAGCCATCAGCATAGTTTAATGCCAACTCACCGTAATCCAAGTCAGACGTCTCTGGGGCTTTGCCCAATACAGACGACTTCTTGAGTAAGACTTTATTACTCATCCATATTCCTAAAAAGGTTAGCTGGGGATAAAAATCCCCAGTATTATACTATATTTAGTTAGTACGTACCACCATCAATTTGGAAACCATCCAAAGTTGATGTTGCAGCACCAGCACCGATAACGTCAGTTCCAACATAAATTTTCTTAGCAACTGACAAACCGCCAGACATAACAACACCAGCAGTTCCAAGTGGACCAGCTTCGGTAGTGTTAGTGAAAGTAATTAAACCAGAACCAGCAATAGTAGTGCCACTGAAAGAAGAAGCAGTAATTGTTTTATTGCTTAGTGCTTCAGAACCAGCTAATGTTGCTAGAGTACCAGTAACAGGTAGTGTTAATGTAGTGTTAGCAGTGGCAGTGAAAGTTCTAGTGAACGCACCATCGTGAGTTACTGAACCTGCAAGTGTAAGAGTGTTAGCTCCGTTGTTAACACCAGTACCACCATAAGTAGGTCCAACGATAGTACCTTGCCAAGTACCAGTACCGATAGTACCAAGAGTAGTAATAGTTGCTTGACCAACATAACTTGACGAGATATCAATTGCATCAGCAGAGATAGAAATACGACCAGCAGTACCAACTGCATTTAAAGTATTACCAGTCTTAGTTAAACCATCACCAGCGATAACTGAACCAGCGCCAGAGAACTGAACGAAAGTAATCGGTGTAGTACCGATAGTAATAGCACCTACGTTAGTACATACGTAACCATTATTACCACCAACAGTACCTTCTTCAACGAAAGTAAATGCACCTGGAGTGATTTCACTATTTTCGTCCGCATCAGTTGAACGAGTTAATACCCAGTTTGTGGAAACAGTACCAACAGTAGTAACTTTATAGAAACCATTCTGCAGAGCAGTTGTTTGGTCTTTAACAAGAACACGATCACCAACAGTAAGAACTCTGCTATCAATAGTAAGAGCAGCTTGAGTGCCAGAGTTAGTAAGAGTTGCACCAACACCAGAAGATCCGTTAGCATATGTTCCAGTTAAGTTACCAGTTGTAGTAACGATAACTGAATCTTTAACATCAAGACCAGTCTTAACTGCGTCAACATAGTTCTTAGTAGCAGCATCGCTAGACTGAGTAGGTTCAGCAACAGAAGTAATACGCTTGTTAGCAACGTCAACAGTACCTGTACCAGTCGGAACTAAGTTAACACTGTTATTACCAGATGCAGCACTAACAGTCATATTGCCAGAAGTGGCAGTAATGCTAGTTGCTAGAGCAGCACCAAGAGTTGGAGTTACTAGAGTTGGACTATTAGAGAATACTAGAACACCAGTGCCAGTCTCATCAGAGATAACGCCAGCAAGTTCAGCAGAAGTAGTGGCAGCAAATACGCTTAATTTGTTTGCTACATAAGCAACAGTACCACCAGCACCAAAAGCAACTGAAGAAGTATCAGTACCAGTTAATGTTAAGGTGTTGTTTACAGTAAGAGTCTTACCATCAGCAATAGTTAAAGTAGAACCAGTTGCAGGAGCAGTAATGGTTACTTTATTAATTGTAGTTGCAGAAGCAACACCAAGAGTTGGCGTAATTAAACTAGGACTATTATTAAATACTACAAGACCAGAACCTGTTTCATCAGAAAGCGCAGTAGCCAACTGAGCAGATGTCATAGTTACGGTGTTAGAACCGAAACTAATTGTCTTATTAGTTAGTGTATCAGTTGTATTCTTACCAACTAAAGTATCAGTAGCAGCTGGTAGAGTTAAAGTAGTAGAACCAGCAGCTGAAGAAGCTACAACAGTTGTAGTACCTGTAGTACCATTAAAGATTGCGCCAGTAGAAGCAATAACTGGAGTAGTTAATGCTGGGCTTGTTAGTGTCTTATTAGTAAGTGTTTGAGTACCAGTTAAAGTAACAACACTTGAATCGATATCAAAAGTAACGCTAGTTGCAGAACCAACAGCAGTTACTGCTGAAGTGATACCAGTACCACCAACAAAAGTTATTGTGTCTGTTAATAGAGCAACAGAATCTGTACCTGTATCACCAGCAATATTTAAAGAAGTTGCTAGAGAAGCTGTACCAGCAGCAGTTAAGCGACCATACGCATCAACAGTGAATGTTGGGATTGCGCTAGAAGAACCATAATTACCTGCAGTAACTGCAGTAGTTGCTAAAGCAATTGTAGAAGTATTACCAGCATCAGAGTTAGTAACAACGATCTGACCTGAAGTGCCAGTAACTGCACCACCAACTAGATCATAGATATACTCAGCAAGAGTATCAGTTGTACCATTAATATATGGATTGTTAAGAACTAATTTACCAGTACCATTTGGGGTAATATTAATATTACCGTTGGTATCAGTAGATGATAGTGTGTTTCCAGTTAATTGGGTATTACCAACTTTCCACGTGTCAATCGTACCAGTTGAAGAAAGAACTGGGATTGAAGATTGGTTGGTTGTTAGTGTGCCAGCAGTAGATGCATCAATTAAACCAGTGTAGTAAGTACCACCAATTACAAGGTGGTTAGCAGCATTACCTGAGGTTTCTGACCCCATACCGATGTATAGACGATTACCACCTGCGCCATTAAAGGCTGAATACGCTAATTCGCCAGTGCCAAGCGTAGCTGGATTCCCTGAAACCGATGAGCGTTTTATTCTAATTATTGATGCCATCTTTTATTCTCCGATTAAACGATTAATATTCGCCACCTTCCATATTCTGCGCATCAAGCGTAGTGGAAGAGGTCCATTTATTTGTGTTTGTTTTGTAAACTAGTATGGACCCGTTTACTTTACCATTAGTAGTTACATCGACATCGGCGATGTTTGACATTGATTCAACCACAGCTGGCGCAGCTAAGTTTGTCGATGAAAGTGTAAGAACACCTTCCGAAACTGCTACCGATAATGCTTGGTCTGGGGTTACTACTGCTATTGTATCTGCCATTATATTTGTGTTATCTGTGGGGTTATAGTTACGATACCCTCAACCACTCTGGTTTTTGCACCAGCTGCAGAGGTGATCTCCACGTCATATAGCCATCTCCCTGCGGGGATAGCTGAAGAATTTGAAGCGGATAGTTGGAGTCTGACTTTACCGTTGGCTGCATCGTAGACCGATGCGGTAAATGCGTATACAGTGGATGAACTGTATGACTTCCTCATCTGAGAAGCTACAGTATACCCACTTAAATTCAGAGGTTGTCCGTTGGTAGAACTCACAGTAATTATGTTACTGTAATCACTCCCAGCGTCCACAAAAAGATTGCTAATAGTAGCCATTGACCCATCCTAAACACTATTCTTATACCTCTTTATTTATAAGATACGGAACTTGGGATTATTGCAAAATATTCTTACCATTTTCTAAGAGTAGAATCCACAAAAAATTATGTATTGAAAAATTTGATATCTTTTTAGATTTGTTTTGAGCATAATGAACCTCACCAAATAAATCGGATAAAACATCTCTCATTTGCCATCTATGTGTATTTGGATTTCCTGGAACTCTAGTAAATGGTTCTTTAGTATTAATTGCCCATCTCTGAAACTGGTCAGAATTGAAAAAACCATGTATACTATCATATTTGTGCTTTGGCAACATAATTTTATGTTCGTAAATAGAAGTATACCAATCTAGATTGAAAATACATAACCATCTTAAGTCTGCAACAGTTTCTATTTTTTTAGGAGAAGATTTGATAATTGGGTGTAAAAATTCAAGTATTTCTGGGTTGATTACAGTATAAGGTTCATATATTGTATTTGGAGATCCTAAGGTATGATGGAACATAGCAGTAGATCCAGTAGCAAACATATCATCGGTTGGTCCAAACAATTGATTACCACACATACCGCTTACATATATACCCTCATGTTCATAATTAAATTCGTTATTCTGGGCAATTTTAATATTATATTTAAACTCTTTTTTAATTCTTCTATCAAATAGGTCGCCAGATTCAAATATACTATTATAAGTTCCATAAACCCGTATCTGATCTGGATCATTTGCAAAATATTTTAAGAGGAATAATATGTATGTGCTATCTATACCCCCACTCCACATTACATTAATAGGGACATCTAAGGATAATAATTCTTTTGCTCTTTGTTCAGAAACTTCAAAGAATGATTTGTTACACATTCCAGTTGGGATTGGATGTTTATCTTTAGATATATTAAGATAATGCGGTAAGACATTAGTTCGATCAAAAACAGCGTTATGATTATTTAAACCGAATTTTTCATATTGATTAAATGTATTCAACCAGTTATCAGAAAGAAACCCACTATTTTCTATTAAATGTAGGTCTGTCTTTATAATATCAGAAATCATGTGTGCATTATAATGTAATATCATATATTCCTCAAATGAAATTAGGGAGCCTCAGCTCCCTAATATTTAGTCACTAAAAATTAATTAGTGTAACTGAATCTTCTGAACCAATCCTGGAGTGAAGTAATCAGCGAACTTCTCGTATACTTTAGAAGTAACAGATTTAAATTTAGTTTCTTCTTCCGCAGACATACGCACAACTTCAACACCTTCTGCTTTACACTGAGCCAAGATATTTGGAATATCAGCAACTGATTCACGACGCTCTTTGCGAGCAGCATTGAAAGCAGCAGTAGCCATAATCTCTTGAGTTTCAGCATCAAACTGTTTGAAGAAATCTTGGTTAACAATAATAGAAGTTAAGAACAAACTGTGAGCAGTATCATTAACTACTTTGAATGATTCATTTTGTTGTAGCGGGAAAATACGAACATATGTAGATTCACCAGCAGTAATCAAACCAGCATCTGCAGCTTGATTCATTTGTTCAAGTTCGATATCTTTGTTTGGAACTGCGCCAAGAAGTTTGAATGTCTCAACAGCAACTGGACTACGTGAAGTACGAACAGTTTGACCTTCCCAAGAAGCAACAGTATCAGCACGGAAGTTTGCTGGAACTACACGGTAGCCACCAGAGTAAGTGAAAGACATAGCATGTGTATTAGAATTCTTAGCAACACCAGCTAGTAACTCAGCGCCAATTTTGCCTTCTAAAACACGGTCAGCATGATCGTGGTCTTTAAACAAGAATGGTAGATCCAACGCATGTAGATCTTTATTATAATCCGCTAACCAAGTAGTATAGATATGGCTCATTTCAATTTTGCCAGTATCAACTAACTCCATTAATTCATTCTTGTTTATTTTCTTGCCATCATTATACTTGTTAGTATAATCAGTTAATGAGAGAACTTCGATGTCAAATGCACCATTAGTTTTAGCATTAACTTCTGCAGAAAATGCTTCTGCAACCTTCAAAAACAAACCGATAGGTTCGTGGGCAATAACCCATTTTACATGTTTGGTAGTCATTTTTAATTTTCCTTTTTAGGTATAAATACCCAGTTTTCTGTTTGATTATTTAGGTCAATCACTCTTTTCATAACAGGTTCTCTGTTATTTATAATATGTTTTATATGTTCTTGATTAGGAAGTTCTTCTTTATTTAGGATTAAACTAAGTGGAATTATAGTGTCTTTTTGACCATAATTATTTACAGTAGAGTTAAATAAAAACATATCCTTTATAGCAAAGATATCCCAATTATCACCGATCCTATGAGTTTGATCAATCTCTATACACATCTGATTAACAAAAGGTTCCATGTTTATACCGCAACAATAGGGATAATCTTCTTTAGTTTCCTAGTATTTTCTGGCTTCCCATTAACCCACCAAAAAATATCCTTACGATCAGGACGTTGTGGTCCGTCAAGGTAAACTGGGATATACCCAGTTAAAATCTCAAATGCCATTGCAAATGCTGTAATATTATCACTAAATGAATTATTACAAGATGCATCCCAAAGATCACCAGACAAAAACAAACAAGCACCCTTACAAAGATGGATTACTGGGCATGTTGGGCAATCCTTTCGATCACTCCAGTGCGTTCCAGTGTTTATACGAATTTGTTCTAGATTATCGACTGTTCCAAGTAAATGAGATATCCCGTCTGGATTATTAGAAACTGAACTTACGTTCTGACAAGTTAGGACATTCCCATTTAAGTCTACCGCAATATTACTTGCTTTATCCATACCACATTTTTGAGGTAGCGACTCAATTCGTCTTCCTGCTTTTACACCTTCTATAAAACTATTAACTTTTTGGTTTATAGAAACAAATCTTTCAGCTTTAGCATCTCTTATCTCATTATATGATAAATTCCTAAATTTTACATCTTCTTCTTCATCTAATAGAGAATTAGATAAACCACCATCATCATATGCATCTACAAAACCACCCTCGCCAATATACAAATATTTTAGGTAGTCATTGCCAATGTTGTCTACAACTAATTTTTCAAAGAATAAAGAAATACTTTCTCGATTAATATTCTTAGAGTTTATCATTGCATTAAAAGAAAATCTACCTTTTGGAGCAAGTCTTTTAAAAATATCAATAATACCTTCTTTAGATTTTGGATCATCTAGTGGGTCTGGACCTCTAACAAATTGCCCTGGACCATCATGTGATATACAAACTAAGAAATCATGTTTATCTAACCAAGAATTTTTTTCTAAGTCTAATAGACTACCATTAGTTATAACTAAGTTTTTAGCATTTGGGTATTTTAACTTAATTGATTCAACCAATGGTTTCATAGTTTTCCAATAAACAAAGGGTTCACCACCCCAATATTCAAATTGGACACCTTTACCTAAACCATCTTCTCCACCATGGAACCACGTAGACATATTATCAACAAATGGTTGAACATCATCTGGATTGGTTGCGTCTGCAGTTGGAACAAATCTCTGAGAACAATAATCACATTCAAAATTACAAGATAATCCTAATTGTATTTTGATTTTAGAAAATTCTCGTTTACCTGTTTCAAGTTTAACTTGTTTGACTGGTGGTTGGATTTTTGCTTCTGGGATGATATTAGTACCATCTTCCCATGTAAGAGTGCTTACTGAAGAATCATAATAAATTATACGTTTTTCGCCAGTTACTGGCTGCAAAGAATCAATTTTAAAAATAGCCATAATATCCTGATTTCAAAATAAATAATTCTGGTGGATTTCTCCTACCAGACTATTTATGTCATTAGTTTTTAACTTAAAACTTTAGTAAATTTAGTTATATTGCTAAATTTTTTATGGCCAATTTTGACTTCTACTGTTTCACCAGCAATTAATGTGGAAGTTAAAATATTAAAACTTCCAGAACCATTTGTTAGTTTAACTTCTGTTCTATCAAGAACACCACAAATTGGTTCAAGATAAAGTTTCTTAAGATTGGTTTCTTCAGCAGTAACATTAACCTTAATACTAGTACCTGCTGTACTTGATGATTGAGTAGTTGCTGTTACTTTAGATAGTAATGATCTCCAATAAAACTCACCCTCAACTACTGTTCCACCAGTAACATCAATTGTTGTTGGTTGTGGATTTAAATCAACACCATTAAGATGTAAATCAGTAGTGTCTGGGATAATTACAGCATAAGAACAAGTAGTAAAATCACCATCTGCAGTTGGAACAAAGATCCTAATTGGACACATATCATAATTATCTACGCCAAATCTTGCAATTGCGCCTCGTTTTGATACATATGTATCATCTAAAATACTAATAAATCCATCAGATGGAATATTAATTAAACTAGAAGTACCAGCATTGACAGAATCATATGTAATATAACGATCGTCAATAGCCCACCAAGTTTGTTCACCAAATCTTTGGTTTTGTTTTAGATTATCTAAGTTAAAAACTAAATTATGATAAAGAGTATCTGTATCAGTATCTTTAAGTTGATATGTTAGTGTTTGCGGAGTGATATCAATAATATGGACAAAGTTTGCTTCATTTGATGTATAAACATTAAATCTACCTGAAGGTCTTTGTATTTTATATACGTTTGCCATTTTTAATCCTAATTAACAGTTGCAATTGCAGTTACATGCTGCGCCAACTTGACAGCTACCATAGTTACCTTGTTTTGACATATAAACTGATGTTACACGTGGCGTGTTTTGGCCAAATTGCGCACCGCCTTGACCAGTTCCATCAACAAACGCACCATAGTTACCCAAGTTGTTAGTAAAACCAGAAAGAGAAGTTGGCCAGCCAGCTTGAGCAGTACCAGCAATGGTTGAGTATGCTACACTAGAAACAATAACCGCACCAGTATTACCTTGAACCGATGTAACAGGAACTGAAACAATAACCGCACCAGTATTACCTTGAACTGACGTTACATTAGCAGCGATAGTTGGGTTACCAGAAACACCATCGCCGTTAGTAACAGAAATACCAGCGCCAGCAGTAATAGTTCTTAGGGCAGCAGTATTGGCAGCAGTTTTAACATAAACACCACCAGTACCAGTAAGACCACCGATAGCAGATAAGTCACCATCGAATGGTTGAACGTCTGTACCAAGAACTAAGCCAAGAGTAGAACGAGCAGTTGCAGCGTCAGCAGCTGCATCTAGAGAACGAGCATATGCTGTATAAGTTGTTACTGCAGCAGTACCAGAACCAGTAAAGTATGGTAAGCGATCAGCAGCAGAAGTAACACCAGCAAGAGCAGCTAGTTCAGCATCATATGCTTGAACATCAGTACCAATGACAACACCCAAGTTAGTTCTAGCAGCTGAGGCAGAAGTAGCACCAGTACCACCAGCAGCAACACCTAATGTAGATGTAAGAGCAGTAGCAGTAGAAGCATTACCAGAAAGAGTAGCAGTAATAGTACCAGCAGCAAAGTTACCAGAAGCGTCACGAGCAACGATAGTAGAAGCAGTATTTGCAGTGGCGGAGTTTAATCCGTCTAGCAAGTCAGCGTCTAGACCAGAGCCAGAACCATCAACAGTAATAAGTTTTGCTAGAACGTCAGCTGCAGTATAACTGGCAGCAGTCTGGCCAAGCGCAATCTGTGTGGATATATTTGTAAAGTTTTGATCAACTTCAGCGTTTGTAAGAGGACTACCTTTAGTAGATCTTAGCGTTAGCGATGGAGCAGTTATAGATGCCATTTAAGTTTCCTTAGTCAGTCTTATTTAGTAGATACCAGCTGTTGGAGAAGCTGTTTTATATCTGATAATTCGTTCTTTATGTTATTTATGTCTTCTGTATGTTGAGAAATTTCAGCTTCTCGGGCTTCTGCTTTCCTCTTTCTATCGAGGTATTCTTCATACTCAGTTCTATTATTATTTAGGATAGCGCCAGTAGCTGTATCTCGAACTAAACTGGCGTGACCCTGAACTTTTAAAAAAGCAGTCATTATGGGCAAGCGATAACTCTAAAGTCTTTAATAATAGGAACTGCAGCACTATTAGTAGAATTCATAACAATTTTTACTTTAATTGTATCAAATGAGGACATACCTGTCAAAGTATAAGCAATATCACTAAAGCCAGATTTACCATTATCTACTTTAGTTACAATACCATCGGGAGTCATCAGAGTATATTTAGTATTATCTAACTGAGCCGAATCGCCAGTACAAGTTTTGTAATAAACAGAAACATCAGCTTCAGCTGGGATATTTGCAGCGATCATAACTCTTAGGTAAGTAGAAGCATTGGCGAACTTAATTGGAGATGTAACATACTTACTGATAGAAGACCCACCGACTGGAGCGATCTCATCAGCAAACAAAGTTCTAGCGGTAATAGTAGTACCAGAGATTGAGTTCTCACCAGTGAATGTAGTATTCAGAGTAAGTGTCCCAGTAGTTCCATTATCACTGAAACTAGTAACTAAGAAAGTCCCATTATTACCAGAAGTAGTAGCGCCAGAAATAGTAACATATTTACCAATACCAATACCAGCCATTGCAGTTCTAACACCAGAAACAGTAGAAGTAATAGTTCCACCAGATACAAAAGTGAACGCACCAGTAGCATGAGTAAACGCTGTAATATTATCAAGAGCAGCGATATTAGTATTAGCCTCAGTTGGTTTGTTCAGCTTATTGCTAATTGCAATTAAACTTGATCGAGTAGTATCAATAATTGGCGAAACAGAATCGTTATCAGTTTCCATCTGAACTGCAAAGGTCACTGATTTAGCACCAGCCATTAGAACACTTTCATTAGTTTCTGAAGCAATCATCCTTGGTGTATAAAATGTGTTATTCTGTTTAACTAAACATGGAGTAAAACCAGAATCAAGAACGTATGGTGATTGACTACCATCTACTGATTTACCAGAAGTTGTTTTAATTTTAAACGATGATTTAGTATCAGAGAATGTTTGCAGTTGAATAGATGGATTAATAATATCATACTGAATATTCTTACTTGCTTTTACTAGAGTTCCACCAGTATACCCACTTATTGTTGCAGCAGTGGAAACATTAACTGTATATGAATTTGCGTCTACGTTACTAATTGTTAGAGGTGTATATAATTCAATCGCTGGGATACCATTGATTGGATTGATATATTGGAAAGTATTACCAGCAGCTACAGCAACTCCAGAATTTGAAGATAGCGTTAATGAAGTATTGCTAGCAATGGAAGCTACTTTGCCAATTAATATATCAGCTGAATTATACAAACTCGAACCAACTGCTAATTGAGTAGTGAATGCAGTTCCAACACCAGTAACTGTAGTGCTACTTGTTGATGCTGTAATAGTTCCAGTTCCAGGATCATTCGCATCAACAGCCAGAATATTAACAGTAGATCCTGAAGACATACCATGATCATAATGCCAAACTCTAACTAAAGTAGAACCAGAAGTTGTCTGGAATGGATCAGTATCCAATGTATCATATGGTAGCACATCATTGATAAATTCAACATCACCAACAACATTGGTGTTAAATACTGCTCTATTAATAACAAACTTTATATCAGCATTATCATCTGGTGTCCAAGTAGAAGCATTTTGCGACTTAAACATTACACCAGCATATGGTTGAACAGAAATAGTTCTACCAGATCCAGGGATTTGATCACCCATATAAGAGATCCAAACATTATAATTATTTGAGTCTGATTGCAGAACGAAACAATATTCAGTATTATCTTGAACGTAAACTGGACTCTCAAACGTAAATCTAGTTGGAGTGTCATAGCTACGTTTCTGAGTTCCATCAGGCATAGTCACAAAGTTTGCAGATAACTGAACATCTTCTGCACGCTTAGTTACAACGCTAAATGGTAGAATTGATTTTCCTGGAGTACCATTTACCATCTCACGGATTTGTAAAGTTACTGGCTGAGTAGAATCTTTAGTTCCGAAGAACACATCAATACTTGTTAAGAATGCTCCACCTTTTTGTTCAATTAAGAATGACTGGGCAAGTGGATCATACCAACCAATAACTGTTCTTGCAACTCTACTCTGTAAGATAGTTTGAGTGTCAGAAACTTGTTCCTGAACCAATTGAGCATTACGGACTGCATTAATTGTAGCCTGTCTAGTAGTTAGTGTGCCAGTAGCTTCATATGTGGCAATACCACGTGAAGTGTAATCACCAGCATATGTGCTAGCGTCTACTAGTTTTAACTCTCTAGTTCCAGTTCTAAAACGAACAGATTCGGTATTTGGAATATTAAACAAGAATTCAATATCACCAATACTGCTAGTAACTAATGTTGTTGGAGTAGCGACAGAAACTACAGTTCCTTGTGCACTAGTAATAGAACCAGATATAGTATCACCTGCCGTAAATGTGCCAATGATATTTAATAAACTTAAACAGTATGCACCTGTCTCATCAAAATATTTATTTACTACAACAGCAGAAGCAGTACCTGCGTTATTAGTAATAACATCGCCAGTATTTAAACATACCTGAGAATCACCTTCAATTCTACGTTTTAGTTCTGAAGCCTGACCACCTACGTTTGTGGTATAATCAAAAGTCCCAGAAGTAGGAGTATAGACCATCTTACTAGCAATAGTACAATACGCACTAATATCCACACCATCAAAATACGGATAGAATCTAGTTTGTGGTTTTAATTTGTGACCCTGAACAAGTAGATTTCTTGAGCGAATATATGGGATTACTGCAGTTGAAACTACACGATCATCAACTTGTTGATAGTCAGTTTTAAGAGCAATTGCAGTATTAACACCAGTTCTTGACTGGCCAACATTTCTAGCAATAACCTGATTCAATACAATTCTTGGACGTTCATCTGTAACCCAAGCTGCAGTTTGGAATTCATTACCCATCCATTCTGTTTGCCAAGCATTCCAAACAGTACCAAGAACACCAGCCTTTTCTGCCATAATTCTAACAGTATCATAATTACCTTCTACTGCTTGAATAATATCTGGAGCTCGAGCAGTTTCAAACCAATCGTCTGATGGAGGATTGATAGTAACATCACCAAGGAATGTAAAGATAGCAAACGGATTAATGTTTTCTAAACGTGATGCATACTGTTGAGTAACAATTGGCGTAGTTGTATACGGTAAAGTAATAATATCACCAGTCAACTGATAATTAGAAGAAGCTCTTGCAGAAGAAGATGAATATTTTTCCAGCAAGTTTACATTTTGCATTGTGTAGAAAGGACGCAGCTGGTTATTAGCCATGTCAATTGCACAAAAATAATCTGGTGATGCTTTATCAGATAAAGAACTTCCAGTAAAATTATCAACAACAAAACCATTTTTCATTCTATCAAGACCAGAAGAATCTTTAATAGACATGGATTGAGTTTCTTGCTCTAATAATGAAAGGGCAGTGTAGTATTCTAAGTTGTTAATACGCTTATCAAGATTACCAATATCGCGCATAGTATAGCGTTTATTATCTATCTTTGTAGTCAAGATACTATCTGGTGATGTTCCAAAAGTAAATGCTTCAAGACTTAGTGTATATAATATCATACCCAATGCTGGATCTGCTGGAAGACCTGGTTTTAGCGCAGGAACACCAGAAATATTAAATAGTAGCCCATTAGAATCTAGAGCAATTTTATCTGATCTTGGTAGATAGTAGCTATAATCGGCAGTAACTGATTCACCACGTTTTGGTGTTCCAGAAACAATACCACCAGTGCCAATAAAGTTTTTTGCGCCAACAGATTTATTAGCAACACGTGGGCGGAAGTCAATTGAATCTCTTAAGTTAGATGGAATCTGTTTATAGTCGATTCCGCTATATGAGTTTACATCAAAGTAGTCACCAGCGCCATGTTCAAAATATTGATATGACACTCTAATTGGATTTGATGGGGCAGCATAAGATGGTTTTAAAGTGAGTGAACCCCAATCATAATGAGTATCTCTTTGACCATTGTCAAACTCATAACGATCTGTAATATCAACAGTATATGCGCTGGAAGCTGGAGTTGTTCCAAATGCAGCACCTGGAGCCATTGTTACACTTATTAATTTAAATATATCAGCTTTATCTAAGTATATTACGCTGGCTTGAGCAGCAACAGCAGTTGTAAATGTTTCTGGCGTAGCAGTTGTAAGAGTTTTAGTTTTCTCGAAGCCAGAACCATTACGAATGACTGCTGCTATAACACTAATTGAGCGACCTGATTGAGCAGATGGAACAGTAATACTTACAGTAGAACCACTAACATTAATTGCATCTGGCGTAAATATACTACCACCAGCAGTAGAATCATTATCAACGCAGATGTAGTTATCAGTTTCAGAAGATGATGCAAATGTACCAGAAGTGCTCAATGTTAAAGCAGTTCCAGTTGCAGTTTGAGTGAACTTTTGATATGTATAAAATGTTGTGTTATTTGTTCCACCAGATCCAGCTGTTCGCATAGATCTTATAGCACCATTCGGTAATGGAAATACTAAACTAGCATAATCTGGTTCATAAATCTGTGTCGTGGCCAAGTAAATATTGGCACCAGTAACAGTAATAGAAGCATCTACTGTAAAACTATTTTGGGTTGGAGTATTTGTAACCTTACGATAGTAGCTAGTACCGCCAGAAGTAATTAAAACCAAATCGTTTAATCTTAACTCTTGTTGAAAATTAGTATTAGTTCCAGTAATAGTTGTTCCAGCTGCAGTCACTGAACCAGTAAGCTGTCTAATATTTGGGCTAATATCAGCAGTAAAATTCAAATTAGAATCGCTTGGTGCTGTATATCCAAAACCTTTAACATCAGAATTAAATGAATATCCTGGATTCATTTGAATATCAAATAAACCAAGTTTATAAATTGAAGAATTACCAAATGGTAATGTATTATGCCACTCCATGAAACGAGCACGAGCATAACCAACAATAGTTCCCTGTGGCGTTCCACGATTTGAAGAACCAGTAATTGCATTATATAATGCAATTTGACCCAGCTCATTAATTGGAGGAAGGTTATTTACGTTAGTTACTAATACATAATTACCAACTCGGGTATCTACAACTGCTGCTGTGGCTTGGTTATATGTTCTTGCTTTTGGCACGGGGATATATGTAATGGCAGTTTTTTCAATTTCAAATCCACGAACATATGCTTTTCCTGGCTCAATACCAATGGCTAAGTTAGATTCAACTCCATCTAAATAAACACCACGATTGTATGCTGGCGCAGTATCATATTGCCAGTTAACACCAGTTGCGCCTGGACCATCATATGCAGTGCTTGATGTATGAGTTGGTGGGGTTGTAATTGAAGTTGCTGAGTTTAAAGCGGTATATGTAATTCCATTGTAAACTACAATATCGCCAATTAGATATGCAGTGTTAGAAGCCCATGTTCCACGATTATTATTTCTGTGCTCGCGAATGTCTATTTCAAATCCTCTTACTGTATAGTCGCCAGATTCATCGTATGTACGTCTTGCCAATTCATTACCAAGTAATGAATATTCTGTGTTTTGTACAATGGTATTAATAGAACCATTTGTTACACGAATTAATTCTACAAAGTTTGAGTCTAGAATTGTATCAATTGGAAGTTTGGTTAAAGTTAAATCAATATAAAAACGATGCGCACCTGGAGCAGCATAGTTAAAACTATTTTGCGCATTATCTAGTAGAGTTTCATCTTCTTCTGGAGTAATAATCTCTTCAGTTACTAAAAGACCAATACGATATGATGGTAATGTAGTATATTTGTCAAGAACAATAGTTTGAGTATCAACTAAGCAGAAATGACCATTAATATAGTAAACACCAGAATTAATAGTTGCAGTTGAACCCTTACCAATAGAATTATTTGCAGAACCAACTTGAACAGAGTATACGCTGTCTTCAGTAACCAGAACTTCATTAACAGCAAAAGTTTTAGTTGTTTTATTTGTACCAGATTGTTGGTAATTCAAATATAATGTAGTTGGGTCATTACCTTCTGCGCTTTGAGTAAGAACTACTGTGGCTTTTACACCAGTAGTCTGGCCAATTAAAGTCTTACCATTTAAATTAGTGAGAAATGTTTCAACAGCAACACCATTATACAAGGAGATTAGTTTTACGTAATCTGTACCACCTCCAGGTTGTGTTGCAGTAGCAATAGATGCTTGTCCAGGGATAACCATAGCACCCTGTTTAAAGATAGCGTCTCCATGTCGCTTAATTTGATTCTGCAGAATACTCTGCATTTGAGTTAGTTCGCGAGCCTGAACCGCAAATGATGGGCGATAGAGAATACGGTAAAACTTCTTAGTTTCGTCGTAGTCGTCGTTATACGGTTCGGTATTGAAATCTAGCATTCTTTTACTCTTTAAGTTATTTGTTTATTTATGTTAAAAATTTATAACAGTTCTTAGAGTCACATTTTGATCAGCAGTAGGAGTGAACGCTACTTTGTTGTCTATGAATAGTAAGTGTCCTGAATATTTATCTACTGTTGGAGCAGTTACACCTGATGCAGAGAAAGTATTTCCTGCAGCATTAACAAATACGTTACCAACAACTGGAACTGCATTATCAAGAGATTGTAATAGCACTCCAGTAGATGTTAAAGCAACAATCCTAAACATTGGTCCAGTTGCAGAACCCAAGTTTACCTGCATATCTTGAGAGAAGTTATTAATATCAATAGTCCCAGCAATGACATAACAAGCAGAAGCCAAACTTGAATCTAAGTTACCATATGCTCCAAATTTTCTTGGATTTTTAATTAAACCAAGTTGACGGAAGTCATTATTTACAGTAAATCCTTGGTTAGCATCTTTTGATATGTTACTGTAGAACATTAATTTCTTGGCGAACATACCAGTAATAGGATCTTTACCATGTCCACCATATGGAGCCATTATACCACGAGCAACAGCGCCAGAACCACCACCTTGGCCAAACGCTACTTTACACCAGCGATACCCAAGACCATAGTTTAAAACTTCAATCTTGTTTATTTTACCATTAACTACTCGAGCCATTGCAGAAGCACCAGTGCCATCACCAGTAATAGTAATAGGGAAATCCGCACCATAGCCATAACCACCAGAGATAACAGGATACGCCATAATACGACCATCAGGCGTAAGCAATTCAGTATTCGCTTGAAGTGTATTAATATCACCTGGAGATAGATCCGCAGCCAGCTGAGCAGAAGTACCATCACCACTTACTGTTAAGTTGGCATATGTATATCCAATACCACCGTCATCAATTTGAACTGATTTAATTTGACCATTAGTAATTAATGGAATAAGTTTAGCTGCTGATTGAACACCAACGAAATAAGCAGTGGCACCACTACCAGCAGAAACTGGAGTAATTGTGGCAGTTGGTAAAGCAGAATAACCTGCGCCATATTTTAAAGTAGCAGTACCAGTTGCAGTAACACCAGCATATTTTAAAGTAGCAGTACCATTACTTGCAGTTTGTAAAACTGGGGTTCCAAGGATCAATCCAGATCCTCCACCACCAGTAAATGTAATTGTTGGTGGGTTAATATAACCAGTACCACCACCCGAGATAGTAATAGAAGTAACAGCACCAGCAGAAACTACTGCAGTAACAACAGCATTACTTCCACCAGTAACATCAGGTGCGCTTACTGTAAAGGTTGGTGAAGAAGTATATCCAGATCCACCATTTGTTACAGGAATAGAAGCAACAGCACCAGTAATAGTTGGAGCAGTAGAAGCGTGGGTAGTTCCAGATGCAGTTACTGTATAAAGTCTATTTGAGAAATATAATTGTTGACCAATTGTGACTGCAGTAGATGCTGTCCATAAAGTTCCAAAAGTTAATGTTGGAACTGATGTGTAAGAATTGCCTGAATTAGAAACTATTACTCGTGATACTGAAGTACCATTCATAATGGCTTGACCAACGAAACCGCTACCACCACCACCAGTCATGTTCAATGTTGGGGCAGAAGAATACCCAATACCACCATTGGTCATAGTAATATCTAAAACAGACCCATTTAGCGTATAACCTGTAACAACCCCACTAGTAACTGTCAATGTACCAGTTGCTCTAGTACCAATGTATTTTAAACCAGCAGTTCCATTTGCAACAATACCAGATTTATGATTAGGTCCAGGAGAAGCAGTAGTTCCTGAAACAGTGCACTCATATAAATTATTTAAGTATTCCACTTTCTGACCAAGAAGAATACCAACACCAGCAGTCCATGTATTTGCCCCATTAAATGGAGGAGCAACAGTTAGGGTGGCGCCAGAAGTATAGCCAGTTCCACCAGCAGAAATTGTTAATGAATTTAATAGCAATGGATCAGATGCTCTGTATCCATCACCAGCAACTGTAATATTAGCGAAACTATAATTCTGGCCAGCGTTTTCAATATTAATATCTAAAATCTCACCACCAGAATAAAACTGTGAACGAATAGAATTAACGACTGGCATATATACGTCAGTCAAAAATTTATTACGCAGAGCAATTGGAATACTATACAGGTATTTCCACATATATCCGTCTGGCATAATAACTGGGTCTACAACAGTACCAACTGGTTTATACGTAGAAACTGCATTGTTATTATTATCAAGACACTTGTATACGTTGTAATCATCAGTTAAAACATAGCAGTTTGTGTCTTCTAGACGCTGTGCACCAGATGGAGCAATAGTAACAACTGCAGTTGCAGTAGCTGCAGCGCCACCACCACCAGAGATAGTGACTGTTGGAATAGATGTATAACCCACACCACGAGAGTTTAATGTAATACCAATAATACTACCATTACTAAGGACAGCTGAAGCTGACGCACCAGTTCCACCACCACCAGAGATAGTAATAGTTGGCACTGAAGAATAACCATAACCGCCAGTGATTAAGTTAATACCTTGAACTTCTGTGGAATATTGATCATCATACATATCCCAAACTTGATCAGTTACCCAATCTACTCTAGGGATTACGAAAGCCACATCAGTTGAGTTAAGTTCCTTCATGGTAATAATTTCATTACGAGTTTGTAGATCGTAATTGAAACTATCGATTGGATATGGAGGGGTAGCCTCATCTGTCCAACGAATAGTTTTACCTAAAAAGTAGTAATAACGTGCACTACGATTTTGGATTTCATTATATACTGCGTCAGCAATAGAATTGTCTAACGGAGATTTTAGTAATGATGACATTTAGATTTCCAATTAGCTGATTGTAACTACCCATGTAACAGCGATAGAATCACCAGCTGCTTTGTTAACTACAGGGAATGTTGTGCGGCATAGCATAGTTCCAGAAGATGCAGCATTTAAAACAGCAGCTTCTGTAATAGCACCAGTACCAGTACCAGCTGGGAATGTTGCAGTATAAGTAATAGCATTGGCAGAGTTAGAACCAGAAGCCAAAGTAACACGACCAGCTTCAGTACCTAATGCAGTATCAGAAGATGCAGGTGTTGCAGTACCAGTACCAATAGCCATATGCGACATAATAGATGATGCTGATCCACTAACTATACGAGAAGCAATGTATGTTTTACCAGCAGAAACTACTAAATTTTTTGCTTTGCGAATTTCTTTAATATTACCATCTGGTCCACGAACAACTATCTCAAGTTCGCCAGTTGGGTTGAATGTATCGTTTAAGTTCATAATATCTCCTTAATTAGAAAGTTGTAGGGGTTCCAACATATGAACCACCGTCATTTAAAAAGTAACCAGCATCAACATATGGGTTAAATAATATCAATCCACCTGAATCTGTTGGTGAAACTGTAGAATTTTCATCAGCATTGGCATATGTTTTATGAGAGCCAAGAGGTTTGATTGTTTCAAAGTATGGTAATGTTCTATTTAGTAATGTTCCAGTAAAGTCAACTGTGCCTACCGTATCATTATCAAGAGTTACACCATTATTCAAATAATGATCATATGCTTCTGAGTTTAAAATTTTAGAGATATCTTTAATCTCTAGAGTATTTCCTGATACTACTGAGTCTGCTGCTGTAATAGAAAGAATCTTAATTAAAGATTCAATAGCAGTTTGTATTGTAAATTCATTACGTAAATCATATTCACCGAATACTGCCATACCAGCAGGATGAATTAAATTCTTAACAATGGTTTTATATGTGTTTAAAGATTGGTCAATCTTAATAACATATGAAAATGCTTGATAGTAATTACTATCTTGAATGTAAATAGCATCATCCAAGAATCCATCATTATTAACATAATACCCTGGATATTTAGCAAGTGGTCCAAGAGATACTTTAATGATGGCAGGAGTTGTAGTAGTGGCAACTGAGTTAGCAGAACTAATACCGAATTCACGAATAGTTAAACCAGCATATGTTCCATCAATAGCTGCTGGTCGCAAATTAGCAACAGAAGTTAATGAACTAGAAGTAGTTCCAGCAAAGTTAGATACAAGCGTTAAACTTGTATTACTAGAAACACTGTAAACTTTATACTGAACACCACCAAGTGTTAAGAAGTCACCAAACTCAACTTGAGTTGTAAATAATGTTCCAACACCAGTAACTGTTGCGCTACCATTAGTGGCAGTAAGAGTTCCAGTTAAAACTGAGTTTATCGGTAAGTTATAATCGGCAGTATTAATGGATCCACTTTCTGCGAAACCATATGTACTTTCTGAAATACCAAGCGCAACAGATTTATTGGCAGGAGCTAAGAAACTATCAACACGGGAAATAATAACACCCTCTGTTGATGCAGTATCTTGACCCTTCTGTGAAACAATTGAGGATGAGAAATCTGTAGTGTACCCAGTTCCATATTTAATGAATTGTGCCTGAGTAATACCACCAGTAGAATTTACCTCAGAAACTTTCATAATACTTCCATAACCTTGGAAGTTATTAATATTGTAAAGGTCGCCTACTTTAAACCCAGTTCCAGGTGCTTCAACTTTTAATGAAGATGTTGTTGGTAAAATCAAACCATTAAACACCAAATTATTATTGTTATCAAGGTATCGTAAAGTATCACCAACAGAAATATTACCAAAGAAGCGACGATCAATGATAAACTCATACGTGTCATCAGAAATTCTAATTGCGCGATCTACTTCGACTTCAACGTATTGACGACGATCGACAAGAACACGAACTACTTTAGATTGAGTAACAACGTCTACTAATTTGCCAACAATATCTTGAGGGCTACCAACTAAAATTTTAACGAAAATTGAAACGTCTTGATTCCATTTACCATCAGATGCACGTAGCATTTGAGTAGATGGATATTGAAGTGTAATATCTTTATTGAATAAAATTCTGAATAGAAGTTTATATGATGCTTCACTACCTTTTGCTAGATACAGATCTTTAATTCTTGATATTAAGAATCGCTCATCAACAGTTGAATATGGTATCTTTGCTGCTAATTCGTCTTTGAAATATGTAATGAATGAATCAAGGGTATTGTCAATATCCCTTAATGTAGTAGGATCTTTCTGCGTTGTTTCTAAAAACTCGTAATATGCTTTTAAGAAATCAACGAATGTTTGATACTCGTCTCTGATAAACTCAGGTAGCTGTGATGCTACTATAGATGAGACTTTAGGTCTTGTAATCATTATGAACGGCTAGAAGTAAATGTGTAGTTATAACCACCACGCAAATCACCAGAAGCAGTTGGGTCTGGAAGCGCAGTTACTGTTAAGTGATCCTTAGCAATTTGAGCAATTTGAGTTAATGCTGATACTACGTCATTTGATAGTGGTCGAATAGATATTTCCAAGTCAATATCAGCAAGAGCAGTAATGTGTAAGTTCTTAATATCAACAACACCTTTGGCATAATCAATATTACCAATTGTTGGATTTACAATAATTTTAATACCGTTGGCACCATAACGATATAAACGAACGTGCGCAACACCATCATCATCTAGATAATGCAATTCATCACTGCCCGCAATATAGAAACCAGTGCTCTTAAATGATTCTTCTGGTTGACCAGAACTCCAAATTGGATTAATCATGTTTAATATATACTGCGCAGAAGTATTGTAACGAACATTCAATTCTCTACGTAATAATACAGTGGTAATATTATTTGTTATAGACTGATCAGAATTATCAATCAACTTACTTAGTTTGGAATATCTAAATACACCATCAAAACGACTCAAGTCGTTTGCATTATATGCATTTATAGTATTAGTAACAACAGCTGCGATTTCTGATGCTGTCTTAGAAGTAGCCTGTTCATTATAATAGACAGTAACATGCAATGCAATATTAATATATTCTGGGTCAACAATAATAGGCTGAACTGATACAACATTTCGTTGATCCAAAATTGTTGCAATTAATGCTGCCTTTTGAGTTGTTGTTAATTTATCCGCATCTTTTGGTTTTACACAGACATAAACCTTACCATAAACTGGAGGGTTGTTATCCTCACCACCCCAACATGTTACTGAAGCAGCGTCAGAGAACTGTGAGTAAACAATTGCTTTATAATCATCTGGAGTAACTGCCCTATTCTGAGAAGCATACATTCTTGGAGCATTGAAACGGATACTATCGATATCTTCTGCTGGTGCACCATTAGCAGCAATACCAGTTGTAGTGATGGAGATTGCTGCGCCAGAAATTAGAGTTCCGCCACCATATGTAAATTGACGTGCTTTATTTGGAGCATCTAAACTAGAAACGAAATAATTTAAGTGAACAATATTACCAGTATCTAATTGCATACCAAGATTACCATCACCGAATGTTAATTCGTATAAACCTTCATCAATCTCTTTTACCCAAAAACATTTTGTTGTGGAGTCAACACCAATTAATGTTTCAGCTTTGGTAAATGTAGTATACACTGATGATGAAGCGGAATCTTGAACTCTTACTGTTAATGTATTTAAATCAATCGCTGAGTTTGGAATAATATAACGTGTATTGGTTCCAACAGTAATATTAAATGTTAGTGGAGTACCTTCAGTAATTACCAAATTACTAAAAGTAAATACACCAGTTGAACTTGTTGCAACAACTGAACCAATAGTATAGAATGTGTATGAAGCACCATCAATAGTAGTTGTAAAAGGAGTATATGCTGGTAGTGTTAAAGTAGTTGCCCCAGATCCAGGAGCGGAAACTGTAAGAGTAATTGTTGCTTTGGAGCAAGTAGCAGATCTTGGTGAGTAACCAAGCATTTTTGAAAGAGAAACTACGCTGTTACGTTTTCTTGCAGAATCAAGGAACATCTCATTGATAGCAAGGTTATTGTAAAGAGCATTATAGTGAGTATTATAAGCCAGAACGTCCAACAGAACAGACATGGCTGAACCTTCAAAATCATAATCTTGAAATTCGGATTGCCCACTTAGGAATGTTTTTAAGTTCTTTTTAATGTCATCAAAATCAAGTGTTGTGACATTAATCTTTTTATTTGAAGTTGCCATTTATCGTGTTCTCTGTAGCGTTAAATCTAGCGTGATTGGAGCAGTCGTATTTAATATTGTAAATTCAATAGTAACATTAATAGTCTGATCATCTGATGCTACGACGCAAATTATATCAATAATGTTAACCCTTGGCTCAAAAGAGGTAATAACATCCTGTATTGTTCTTTTTAACATGGCACCAAGCATTGGAGATGCTGGTTCAAATAGAAGTTTTCTAATTGGACTACCGATCTCACTATGAAATGGACGCTCATAGTTGCCAGTTAAAATTAAGTTTTTTAAAGCATTCTTTACAGCATCCTCATCATAGCGACGAGTAACGTCCATCGTCACGGGATTTTTCGTGAAATTTAGATCCAAATCCGAGAATGTTCTTGTATTATTTGCCATATTCTTATTTAGGTTTATTCTATGAAGGAATTTGTAGAACCTTGAGCAATTACATCACCACACTGTATACTATCTCCAATTCTAGCTGCTTTTTTACCTTCGATATAAGTCTTACTAGCTCCACTGCTAGGAATGCGAATATCTGTATTATGGGTAGTTACGCCACAACTATGTGCTGCAAATTTACAATTAGAATCCACTACCCCAGCCAACTTCCCATTAAAATAAGTTTTGGCCACGGGTGTAGTTATCATAGCAGTGGGCGAAAAACAACCATGTCCAGTGCTCTTATCTCCGATTGTTGATATAGCTGGCATTATCTTCCGATCCTAGTTTGGGCAATAGCATTTAATAGAGCAGTTTTTCCAATATCCCAATTAAATGTTGATACAACTGTGTATACTTGCTGAACATCTGGACCGATAAGATTTTTATCTTTGGCTGTAACAGTATAACTATATGTTACAGTTTGTACAGTTGGTGCAGTAAAAGAACAAATTTCATATGAGTTTGTTATGTCATTAAAATTAGTAACAGTATTATATGTTTTATTTTTATTCAAATATGTAATACTACTTCCACCATGCGGTTGGGCATCATACTGCCCAGAAATGTTATTTACACCAATAACCATTAGAGCATTAGTTTTATCAGCAACGATTCCTGTGACTGAATAATCTGTTAATGGATCTGGATCAACATAAGAAAATGTTTGTGAATAGTTAGTATAAACAGGTAACTGATCCACAGTTTTTAAAGAAGTATTAGAAGGAGTCCAAGCCATATTATCCCTTTACTACTGCTCCTGGAGGGGTAATAGAATCAAGTAGAGTAAAACTACCTCTTGTATGAGTCTTATCATTAAGCATAGTAAACGCCATCTTTCTTCTGGATTCACCATAACCCATATGAACCCATACTTGATCCTGATAACGATATTCAAGAATTAGCTGATCATAAGGAAGAATCTTTTCTAGAGCAATTGCAAGTTCATATGTCTTGCGCATTCTATCTGGAAGTAACAATGCTATGTCAATAGCAAAACCCTTACAGTGAGATGAGTTTGGCGATTCAGTTTTAATAACACCCTTCAAACGATACCCTGATGTAATTTTCCACTGTTTATTTCTTCCGCTAATACCACCTGGAAGAACTTCTAATGCTGGTTCAAGAATATTTTGACAAGTCTGCGCTAGATTACATACAATTTCCTGAACAGTATATAATCTTATTTTACCATCTGCGCCTGTTAGTTGTTGATCAACTAATTTATGTTTACCATTTAAACCACCATCCATTAACATACCTAATGTAAAGTTCTTGGACATTCTGTAGTCATCGGTAAAGTTAGTTGTATTGTAAATAATTTTACAATCAGCTGGTACTACTGTATTTGAGCCACCAGAAGCTGGTGCTGGTGTTTCAGCATTTACTGCTGGCGGGGGATTAGCGACGCCACTTTCTCTTGACTGCTGAGCCGATTGCGCTCTGCCTTCTGGTGTTGCATAATCTTCAGGTGTTTCAGCAGCAGCACCATCAGCTACTCTACGATCAGGTGGTATCAATTGTGGTACTGTTGGGTTCAATGGATCTCCTACTGGTGGCGGTGTTAAAGTAAAGTCTTCAACATCTTGTGCGCCAGAAGCACCATTACCGAACTGCCCTTCAGAGTAATCAGCACGTAAAGTTCCACCAGCAAGGATGTTCATATCTGATGCAGATTCAATCTGAACTGATTCTGATTTAATACTTGCGCCAACACCTGCTTGGAAGAACATATTGTTGGCAGATTTCATTGTGATATTATCTGCAGCAATATCTAATTTACCAGCAGCTTTTAATTGCATATTACCACCGACTGCAAGAGTAACATCATTTGCAGCGCCAATGTCTAAGTTATTACCAACTTTTACTGTTGCATTTTGAGACACTTCAATGTTTGCATCAGTGCGGCAGAATATATTAACATTACCATCAACTGTTAAGTTACACTCACCACCAATCCAAACAAAACCATTACGTTCAGTAATTGTAAAAGAGTCACCAACAATATAATTTGTCTGCGTGCCCATTGGATCTATTTCGTGGTATGTTCCTGCTCTATGATAAGTATGGATACGTTCGTATCCAGGGGTATCATCAAACTCTTGAATGTGACCAGCTTCAGATTCATAAACTTTGTTATAAGGATATTGTGCGCCATACGAAGGTAGATTTTGATCCCATGACCCTTGTCCATTTGCTTTTGGAACACCCTTACGAATAGAAGAATCTTTTTTGTGAACAATAGTACCTTCAACTAAACCACGAGCCAAACGATTTGTGTCTGGTTCATTGATATAATCCTTTAATGGATATTTGTTGTTTGGATCTCTGAATCCAGTATTATCAGTTCCGTTTGCAATTGATGCTTCTGATGGTCCAGGTGTTGGATTACCACCATCTTTTGGTGGTTCAACTGAGGGTGGGTTAGCATCTTTTTCTACTGCTCCACCAGCATCATTCCCATAGAAATACTCATAATATTTTAATTTTCTTGCTGCAATATCTGGAGAATTAACTCCAACTGCTTTTTTTGCTGCATAGAAATAATCAGGATGTGCATTAGGTTTAACACCAGCTGGCACTCTATCTTTAATATAAAGAGCAGCAACTAATGCTGATACATTAATATCAGCATCAAGTGAATCTGGATTATTAACAATATCAATATTTAAACCAGCAGCATTTGCAAGTTTCTGGTAGCGAGCGTAGTTACCTTTACCAGTTAACTGAATGAATCCACGACCAAAATACTTACCACCATCAGCATCAGTCTGATTACCCAAGAAGTTTTTACCACGCTGTGTTGGACCATATACCCAACTAAAAAATTCTTCTCTAGTGACACCTTTCTTAGAAGCGTCCGAATATTTTGCCGCAGTTTCTTCAGTTGTAAATGAATAGATTTGTTTTAAACGAGCAGCACTGTAGTTATAACTTTCCAGCTGAGGAATCCATCCAGATTCACCACCAGCAATACCAAGTAAGGCGCATTTCTGCTCTTTGGTAGTTAATCCAACTTTATCACAAGCAGCAATAAGTGCTTTAATACCATCAGATGCTTTACTTACATTTGTTGAAGACTTTGGTGGTGGTATAGTTGGAATTGAAGTGTTTGTTGCATTTGCTGCTGGCGCAGCTGGAGTAGTTTGAACAGGAGTGCCATCACCACTAACAACTGGATTACCATTACTATCAGTTAAAACAGTAGATGCTTTACTTTGATTTACTGCAGCTACGTTTGTTGCTGCAGGTTTAAATGTTATGATGTTTTCGCCATAACCAGTAACTTCTTCACTAATTGTTATTTGAGTTGCTGAATCTATTGAGACAATAGTACAATTATTTGAAAGTCCAAAACCAAGGACTTTCATATTCGCAGCTAATCCATTTGTAAGGTTAGTTTTATTTGTTTCTTTATCAACAAAGGTTAGTTGTTTACCAGTAACTGGTCCTTCAATAGTTCTAAGAATAATATCTTTAATAGCATATGATTGAATAGCAGTTGCGCTGTCATCATCAGCAACTGGTTGCGGTGCTTGAGGAATACCGCCAACAGTACCAAGCATAATTGGTTGCTGCATATCCTGATCAGCAAACATAATAATAACAGTAGTACCTTCAACTGGTCCAACTGGAGTATAACCAATACCGTTCATGGCAGCAGAACCAATAGGTTGAACTGGAGTTGCCCATGGTAATTGCTGAGTTGGAAGTTGCGTTTTATCGTGGGTGTGCAACCCTACAATACGAACCTGACAACGACCAAGTTCTAATGGGTCTGAACGACTTTCAACTACACCTGTATAAAACATTATTTTTTCCCATCAATATTTAATTGTAAACTATCTTTAATCAATTCCATATGGCACTCATGGCGCTCTCTAGTTACGTAATGATTAATTGCAGAGATAATATAATAACCAGAAAACATCTTATCAACTAAATCTTGATTATCATCTTCTTTGCTTACTGGTTGAGTCTTGTTTAATGTAACAGAAACTTTCTGACCAACGGTATAATCAGATCTTCCTGGAACTGTAATCTCAATCTTGCTGGCTTCTGCCAACTTCATTAGAGAGATACGTTCTTGAGCATATTTGTAATTAGTGGCATCACCAAAACCACTGAAGTTGGCATTATCTCTTGGATAATTTAGTATCAATGAATTCGATCTAAAGATAGCATTGTCACCAATTAATTTATTTGGGTTCAAGTGCTTTAGTTTATCGTACTTGTCTCTTATGTTATAATTTCTAGCATTATATACTTTTCTATTCAAATCATAAGAAACTAATTTAGAAGAATACATACCGCCACGAATCTTACTCATGTAGTCATAACCAACGGGAATTGCTACTTCATCTATTCTTCTAAAATCTTCTTCTACGTTTCTAGCATCACCACCATTAGGCAGAGAATCTCTAGTGTAGCCGTCTTTAGTGAATGACTGGTATAAACCATTAGTATAAAGAGTATCTAGTGATATAAAATAAAACCCATATCGGTTTTCAAAGAACACATAGTTTGGAACATCATTTTTATTTACTGCACCATCAGTAACCCATGTAATACATTTAGATGGCGACCAAAAGTTTGATATAAACTTTATCTGTTTGTCTGTTGGCTCAACAAAGATTTCTTTCTTAGATTGCAAACCATTTACATTATCAGTAAGTAATGACTTAATAATTTCCTCTGGTGTACCAGAATATACTTTACTAATCTTTTTATTTAAATCAATAACAGCTTCTGGTGAAATAAAGTGTAAAACATATGAAACTAATTTATCGCCAAGCAACACTCGGTCAGTCATCTTATAGATGTAAAAGGTGCCACGAATATTTTTGTTTTCTTCTAGCGTTGGAGTTACAATCTCAATCTCAACCATCTCTTCACCAACGAATGGGAAAAGGTTTACTAAGTCAAATGATTCTCTTACTGTTAATGAACCAGATATAAATGGTGAAAATATATCTTCATAAACAGTAATGGCGATTACTTGAGCAGCAATATCCTGTCTCAACCCACCGCTGGTAAATATGTCGCATTTCTCAATACTAACATCACCAGCAAATCTTAATTCTTTATCTACTGATTGCATTAGATTTCATCTTTAAAGTTTTTAAGAATCGTTGATAATAACTGTGGTGATATAATTTTAATTCTACGCTTGGATTCATTTACTTGCGCTTCATAATTTGCATTAGTAATTGGAACTGCAGAAGGATAATCTGAAGAAACAATAATACCTTTAGCATTCTCATAATGATGTATAGCATTTACGGTGGCGCCATACTTTTGCGTAACATATAAGTCAAGTGCTGGTTGAGTTAGTGGCCAGTCTCCAAGATAATCATAGCGTTCATTTACAAGCATAACGATCCAATGATATTGCGCATTACCATAAATCTTTTCAGCAACGATCTCTGGCGTTTCTCCTTCAACAATATCATAGTAATCATACACAGTAATATTTGCAAGAATGTCTCTACGGAATCTAATATTTCGCGTGATATCAGTAAGGATTAGTGCTTTGGTTTGTGTCTCTAAAGTAGTATATGGTGTTGATATAGTTACTGTTGGAACTGAAGTATATCCATATCCACCCTGAGTCATAACGATTTCTGTGATAGAACCATTATTAACAACAGCAAATGCTTGAGCAGCTGACACATTACCTTGGAATGATTCATTTGGAGCAGAGAAGATTATATCTGCGGATACATAACCTGAACCACCATCATCAATACGAACACCAGTGATTGCTCCACCGCCAATAAATGCTGTGGCTTTTGCTTGAGTTCCAGAGCCTACGACTTTAGTGATATCAAAGTCATAAAGCATCTTAGGGAAATTTTTAAAATACATTATAGACCATCCTTAACTTTATCTTTAGTCAATAGAGCCAATTCACGGAATGTTAGAGTAACATCAATTTGCGTTGGTGAACCATCGGCGAATGTACTGAACATACCATTTGGTGTGTAGTTAATAGCCATGTCTGTAAGGACGCAAGATGTGTGACGATGTAAATTTAAGTTTTCTTCACCATCTTGATAATAGAAAATATCAAATTCAGATGGATAGATATAAACGAAATTATTGTTATCCTTAAACTCTGGGTGCATGTGATATTTAAACTCTTGGATAATATTACGTACATTTTGCGCTTCGTTCCAGTTTCTTGGAAAGAACTTATAATCAAAACTAAATGTTCTAAAGTTGACTCCCTTAAATACCTGTTCTTTCTTTGGGTTTGCTGCCAATCCAGTAGCCACAGAATTTCCTGCTTGATTTGGACCCTTTGATAACGCAATATTAGTAAGGATTGCTGCGCCGACGCCACTTACGTCAGTATTATTTCCATTACCACTAAGTGCTTTTGCTACTTCCCAACCTTGTTGAACTGCAGCGCCAGCCATTGCCAAAGCAGCAGTATCATCTTCACTCCATGTCATACTATAATTAACTGAAAGATTATTTGGAATGTGTAAAGCAATAGCAGTCTTTAATCTTTTCTGTGAACGAGATCCCTGAGACCCAACAATCGCCCCTGTTGCTGCACCTACAACAGCACCAGTTGCAGCACCCTTTGCTGCGCCCTTTACATCACCAGTAAGCAATCCACCAGCAATTGCGCCATCGACTGATCCAGCTACAGCATTTGCTGTTGTTAATTGAGCAGCAGTTAATCCTTGTCCGACTAAATCACCACGATCATTTGGAGTATAGTCAGCAACTGTCTGAACGCCATCTTCTTTTAATAGTTTAGATTCACTAGATACATTGATGTAAAAGATAGCATAATTACCACCATATTGTCCACCTGGATCATATAAATCTGCAGGATATGAATAATTTTTTATGTCATACTTACCTGTGACAAATTTATCGGCTTCTCCTCTTGGGGTATAAAGATTCGGTTTTGGAGGAGAAGCTGGTGCTGCTTGCGTTGCTGGTGTGGTATCTGCCATTTAAATTCTCTAAATAGTGGGTTATTGGCTATTCTATTACTTATTTATGTTCCATAAAAGATTGTTCAAACCTATATATCCAGAAAAATACACTGGTGATCCAACCAACATTATCATGCGATCTAGTTGGGAAACTCGTTTTGCATCTTGGTGCGATAAGAATCCGAGTATTATAAAATGGCAATCTGAGGAAACTGTGGTTCCATATCGTTGCCCAACCGATAATAAGATACATCGTTATTTCGTGGACTTTCAGATCCAAGTTCAACAAAAAGATGGTTCTCTGAAACGATATCTGGTCGAAGTAAAGCCAGCCAAACAATGCGTTCCACCAGAGTATCCTGGACGCCAAACCAAGAAATATATCACCGAGTCTATGACATATATCAAAAACCAAGCCAAATGGAAAGCAGCAACAGAGTACTGCAAAGATCGTGGTTGGGAATTTAAAATCATAACAGAAAAAGAACTTGGCTTGGTTTGACCTAAATAAAGAATATGGCTATCAAGAAACCAATTCAAGACGTTTTCGACCAGAACAAGTTCGATCTTTTAACTGCGGTAAAGAGATCTAGAGGCTGGTTTGAAAAACAAGTAGCGTCAATGGCGCAGCAAAACATCACCCCCAATAAAGTATTGAAGGGTGAACCAAGCCACCTAAGATCTGCTATCGTTCCTGGAAACTTATACATGTATGTATATGATCCAAAGACAAAAGACGATCTTCCTTATTATGATAGATTTCCTCTAGTTTTTCCTTTTAGAAAGACTCAAGATGGATTCTATGGTTTAAATATGCACTATCTATCATACGATCTACGTATTAAACTACTAGATGAATTGTTAGTGTTTAAGAATAATAGTCGCTGGGATGAAACTACAAAGATTAAATACAGCTGGGCATTAATTGACGGAGTTTCTCGTTTCGCTGCAGCTAAACCTTGCGTAAAACAATATTTATCTGGTCATGTAAGAAGCCAATTTAGACAAGTCTATTCAGAAGATTGGGCAACTGCTATGTTATTACCTGTCGAAAGATTTGTAGGCGCATCTAAACAACAAGTCTGGGCAGATTCCAGAAAAATTATAAGAAGAGCATAAATGGCGAACTCTCCATTAAACGATTTTATATCAAAAGTAAAGCAAGATGGTCTTGCTAGGAATAACCGATTTATCGTGGGTATTTTTGCAAGTCCTGATAGCAGGATTATGAATTTAGGTACCAATGGTTGGATGCGTGATGCTATTTTGTTATGTGACCAAGTTCAAATTCCAGGAACAAATTTTAATACATCAGATATGAGAACTTATGGTGAAATTAGAAAAGCACCATATGAAAGATTATATGAAGATGTAAATATGTCGTTTTATGTTGACACTTCAATGAAGGTTAAATTGTTATTTGATAATTGGATGACGTATATTCAAAATCCAGGAACAAGAAACTTTAACTACTACGATAATTACACATGTGATATTGTTATTGAAGTTCAAGATTTAAAAAATCAATCAAGATATGCTGTAAAATTATTTGAAGCATTCCCAAAGAGTATTGGTGCTATACAGTTAGACCATGGGAATAAAGATATTATGAAATTATCTGTAAATTTTGCTTACAAATATTATCATATTGGTGCTCAAGAAATTGAAAATACTGATGCTACTGATGGTGGGTTTTCTCCATATAATTTCTTGGGCGATTCACCAAGTACATATAATCCAATTTTTAATGAGACTCCATCTGCAGTGCAAACTAAGAAAGATCCATTGAATTCATTTATGAATAGATTGAAGAATTTCGCAATCGGCGCAGTCGGTTCGAAAGTTGTCACAAAACTCCCAGGTATTTTAAAGAGGTAATAAAATGGCAGAAGAAATTAAAGAAGTTAAAAAAGACGAAGACTGGATGCAGAAGAAATGGCGTCCAGCTATGGGTTGGATGTA